AAAATTATCTCGCCGTTCGATATCACAGAAGGCCCGTTCCTGGTAACGAGCTGGCAGGATGAATCACCGCATGATGATGTGGCCACGTGGTCGATTGAAGCCTCCAGCGCCGGGCTGGTGGATGTCCGCGACGTCGGCGCGGTCATTAACATCACCTCCCAGCCGCAGAACCGCACCATCACCACCGGCAGTACGCTGACGCTTACCACAGCGGCGACCGTGACAGATGGTTCAGCGCTGACCTATCAGTGGAAGAAGAACGGCACGGATATCAGCGGCGCCACGTCAGCTACCTACACCAAAGCCAGCGCGGTGGCGGGGGATGCCGGCTCTTACACCTGCCAGGTTTCATCGCCCACCGCCGGTACAGTCACCACGAGCCCGGCAACCGTTGTGGTCAACGCGTCTTAACTGACAGGGGCGAAAGCCCCTTTGAGGTTTTATGCAGGCAATTACCGATATCGGCCAGGCGGAGATCCGCGCCGGTGGCCGGAGAATATTCCTCAACCCTTCGTTTCTTGCGATGTCGCGGATTGGCACGCCGGAAGATATCGTAGGAGCGTTCGTGACGGTGCACGGCGGCCATTACCCTGAGCACCGGATCAGCGATGTTGAAGTGATGCGCAGCATCCAGGCGCGCTGTTTTGCCGATATGGTTGCTACCGCAGCGAAGGTGGTGCAGGCGGCCTGTGATGATGATCTCCGCCAGGTTATTGGTGTCTGTTCAGTGACACCGAAAGGCAAACTTTCGTATCGCCCCGGCCTGCTGCCGGTATCACACATTATCCAGTTGGCGCGCCACCTTATTCGCCATGGGGTTGTGGGCGACCAACCGCAGGAAGCCGCCAGCAAAGGTGAAGGCGAATACTTGGGGAAATTCGATGCCCGGTCTTTCGTTTATCTGGCGGTGGCACACCTGGGCATGAGTGAATCCGATGCCTGGAACATGACCATGACCAGCTTCAGGGCAGCAATGAACGCTAAATACCCGCCGAAGGAAGCCGCGAAAATCCCGACCGAACAGCATTACGATGAGGCTATGGACTGGGCAGAGAAGATGTTCGCACTCGATGCGCAGCGGAACGGGCTGCACTAAGGCGTTTATTGTCCCAGGGCATTTTTTGACTTGCTGAGATCCCGACAACTCACTACACTTTGCGGACATTTATCCAATAGATAAATTTTGTAGTTTTTTGGTCGATTTTCGACTTCAAGGGGATCAAAGCATGGCTCTGAGCTACGCTTTTGCGTTAGCCACTATAACGCAACAAATCAACAAGATGCAGGAATCTGTCTACGGTGCTTTTAAACCGCTGATATCTACAGTTGCCTGCGAATTGCCTCGTCGACTTGATGCGGAAGAGGCTTTTCGTCGTTGCACAGCGATTGCTCATCGCTCGCAGGCTATTGAGGATATGGCAAAAGAAGGCATGCATCATCTACAAAACGTTCGCCAATCAGGTCTGGAATACGACGAAAAATCATTGGAAGTAATCCCTCATCTTGAAGGGTTGGCTAAAGCTAGCCGAGGAGCTAAGTCTCTTTTGCTGGAGATGTTTGCCGAGGCCGAGAGATCACCTATGTGGCAGGGCAGCAATTTTTCGATGCTGCAGCCGCTCAAGAAAAAGTATGTACGAGCGTTAACTGCTATCGAAAATACAGCTAAGCAACTAGCTGATGAAATTAGGCAGCGCCAACCATTTTCGAATGAAATTATGCAGAATGAAATTTCTCGCAAAGATGCTTTAGACCTCATCAAAGCATCTCATGCGATGCATGGTGCTGAACCTCCTAAGTGGATGTAAGATGCCAAAAGTTAGCATAACTAAGGGCTTACAAAATCAAGCTGCTGCACATAGGTTTGCTCAAAACCTTGCGCATAACCTTGCTAATGATACTCAGTTTTGGTGTTTTGGTTCTCATGGAGGATTTGAAAGAAATTTTGATGCCATGGCCGCCAATATTAGAAAAATCCATGTAAAACTTGAGGGTGATACTCCGTGGCCAGCTGAGTGCTCGATTAGCGAGAGAACTTGTAATAATTATTTAGTTTATGCTCAACATCTTTACGATGATGAGCATTATCAAATACTTGCGTTAATATCTCCTGATGCCCATCAAGTGATTGAAAGAATGTTGCCATCCATTATCAAACTGGCTGAAGAAACATTTATCGAGCTTCCTTCGGCTGAGTTAGATAAGTTAAAAACATATTACGCCTAATTCTTTTTAGTGTTTTTCAACAGCCTAAGATCAAAAAATCAAACCTGGCTGTTGCGTTGCCGCGCTCCCCTGATAGCATTAGGGTAACTTTTGCCAAGGGGATAGGGATGTGAAGAAAATCAAAATTATTATAGGTGCGATTTGTGCAGTGTTTGTTATAACACTTGCAACTATACTCCTCGTTCCAGATGTAAAATCTGAGCAGGCTGGTTTGATTAAGCTCTGTAGCGATATTACCAGAGGTGCAATGAAGTCTCCTGGTAGTTATAAAATGAATTCTTCACAAATAAAAATGGTGATAGGTCTTCCAGAACTTGGTGTCAAAGACTTTAAAGAAGAAGGTCTCAGAAATGATATTTTGTCAGGAGAAATACCTTACAGGCAGGCTAACGTAACTATACAGCAAGAAGCTCAAAACTCTTACGGGGTCAGCTTAAGCGGTACGACATATTGCTTATACGCAATATTGGGTGATGCTGGTAACGCTAGTTACAGAATTAAATCTGTAAATATAGATAATAAACAAATTAGTGACTTTGATGTCACCCTCCTTTCAAATGCAAAAGAATCTGAGGCTGGAAAGAATAATTTAATAAATAAGCTAAAGTACTTAGAGTATTATATTACAGATAAAATATAACACTTCGAATATTATTAACCCCGCCTAGGCGGGGTTTTTTATTTCCCGGAGAAAAGTAAATGACCGAAAACGTAGGTGAAATTGTTTACATCATTCGCGCTGATACGGCCCAACTCCTTGCTGCTGGCCGTAACGTCGTCGACATGACAAACGATCTCCAGAGTAATTTTGATGATACCGATGAATCAGCCGATAACCTAAACACTACGCTTTCGAAACTTGCTGCAACGCTAAAATTAATTTTTGCCGCTGGTGCTCTGCGCGAAATGGCAATGATGGTTCAGAGCTATCAGGAGATGGCCGAACGGGTTCAGATGGCAACATCGAGCCAGGAAGAATTTGAGCATGTTCAAAAGCGTTTGCTTAGTACCGCAAATGGCACCTATCGATCTCTTTCTGAAGCGCAGGAGCTTTATATCCGTAGCGCCGATGGCCTGCGTAGCATGGGGTACGCAACCGATCAGGCAATTGATGTTCAGGACTCGATGTCTTATGCATTCGTTAAGAATGCCGCCAGCGCGGACCGGGCTGAGTCAGCTATCAGTGCTTTTACTAAGGCGATAAATACTGGCAAGGTCTCCGCCGATCAGTGGGAATCTATTACTACAGCCATCCCAACCGTAATAAACGACATTGCGAGCGCCAGCGGCAAAACGGCTGCTGAAGTGCGCGCATTGGGTGCCACCGGTAAGTTGACAGCTTCAGAACTTAGCGAAGGTTTACGTCAGTCTCTTGATGATAACGCAGCTGCTGCGGCGGGAATGTCTAACAACCTCACTGATGCTGGTGTGAGGATGAAAACGGCATTTACTGAGGTACTGGTCGCAATCGAAGGTCAGACGGGGGCACTACAAACTTTTACTAACGGCCTTATCGCTGCCGCAGACACCATTCTGGAGTTCGGGCGAGATTCCGAAGAAATGGCGGGCTTTATTGATACAGCAACCATTGCCGCAAAGGCTTTCGCGCTTGTGCTGGCTGGACGATATGCTGGCGCCTTAAAAACCGGCATAGCCAGTAAAGTTCAGCACATCGCAGCGAATCGCCAAATGGTAACTGCTGAAAATCAGGCGGCTCAGGCAGCACTCTTCTCAGCTAATGCCACGCAGCGCAGATCTCTCGCAGATAAAGAAGCAGCCATTTCAGCGTTAAGTCTTGCTCAGGCAGAATACAATGTAGCCAGGGGGAGCGCGGCAGAAATGCTGGCGCTTGATAACCTTATCGCGGCAAAAACAAGAGCAACCGCAGCTTCGATCGCGCTAGCTGAAGCAGAAACAGCGCAGGCCGCAGCTACCGTTCGCGCTACCGCCGCCGCAAGCGGCGCGTCTATTGGGATGGGGTTATTGCGTAATGCATTTTCGTTAATTGGTGGCCCTGCCGGGGTGATAATGATCGCCGCCGGAGCTTTACTTTACTGGTGGCAAACCACAAAGCAGGCAAAAGAAGAAGCAATCAACTTTGCCAGTTCTCTGGACGATGTAATATCCAGAATGAAGGAGATGGACCAAATCCAGCTCAGAAAAACTCTGGACAATACTGCCACGTCTATTGAAGCTCTTAACGAACAGTTCAAAGACCAAGTAAAAGAACAGAATAGTGCACGCAAAAATTTAGAAGAATACCAACGACAACTCGAAGGACTGCGCGAATCCGGCGCGCCTCTGCAGGTGATTGAAGATGCCCAAAGAAGGGTTACACAATCACTTCGCGAGCTGAATGCGAAAACTGCTGATGTTAATGACACATCAAATACACTGCGCTCCACTCTGGAAAAGCAGGCTCTTATTCAAGAGCAGCTTAATCAGAAAGCGAGGGAGTCCGATGCGGCCTTCGCGATCCTTGAAAACAACCTCAAGAATGTAATTCCTGGAGCAAGCCAAAGCGCTATTATTGCGATGGCTTCAACGATCGAAGTTCTGGATAAACTCAATAAAAAAGCCGCGAACGTTGGGAATAAACAACCTGCGGAACCGGAAGACTCCCCCGAAGCGAAGAAACTCATTCAGAACGCCGAGCGCCGTCTTGCGCTTTCAAAGCTTGAGGGCGAGGCAAGAGCAAGACTGCAGGCGCAATACGATGCTGATGATGCCAATCTTACTGATGAGAAAAAAAGAAGGGCCCTTGAGGATCAATACGCCGAAACAGAGCGGTTAACCAGCGCGCGAAAAGTCGCAAACAAGGAAGCGAAGAAGTCCGCTGACGACGCAACGCAATTTTTATCTCGCCAGCAGTCTGCGCTGGACCGACTCAACACCGGTTATGCCGATGGCTCGCTTGAACTGGCGAAGTACGATGCGGTTATGGCGCTTGGAAATAAAGCGACTGACGCGCAAATAGCTAAGGCTGAGCAGCATGCCGACGCAATCTGGAGAAGTCAGCAGGCGATAAAGGCCGCTGCGGAGGAAGAGAAAAAGCGCACTCAGGCTAGTCAGAACTTCACCAGCCTGCAGGGGCAGGTATCACCAGTTGCAGCGGTCGATAACTCATATCTGACGCAAATGGCGCAGCTCAATGAGTACGTAACCCTTTATCCGCAAAAGATCGCGGAAGCCGAAGCGTTACGGGCCAGCATTGAGGAACAGTATCACCAGCGGCGCATGGCGGCCATGTGGGAAGAGTGGCAGCAGCAAAGCCAGATTAACAGCATGATTGGCGCCGCCGTGGACTCCTTACAGGGCGGGGCAACCAGCGCCATTACTGGCCTGATAAACGGCACTCAGAGCCTGCGGGAATCTTTCGCCAACATCGGCACCACGATTTTAAACAGCGTGGTAGGCAGCTTTGTTCAGATGGGTATTGAATGGGCTAAAAGTCAGCTTATGGGCCAGGCGGCTGCGGCTGCTTCTCTGGCAGCAACTACTGCCCAGGCTTCAGCTGCCGCAGCTGCATGGGCACCCGCTGCTATGAGCGCTTCAATCGCGACGTACGGCAGTGCTGCTGCGGTGGGGCAATCAGCGTACGCTGGTTCAATGCTTGCAGCCAAGGGGCTGGCGCTTGCTGGCGGTCGCCGTTATGGAGGCGGGGTATCAGCGGGCAACGCCTACCGCATTAACGAGGATGGGCGCTCTGAGGTATTCCAGACAGCTGGTGGCCAGCAGATATTTATGCCGAACAAGTCAGGGAAGATTATTCCAGCAGATAAAGCAGGCGGCGGGGGTAGTGTTGTTCAGCACATTACTTTTGAAATCAACACTACCGGTGGAATCGACCAGGCAACGATGAAGCAGATGGAAGGGATGATGAAGCGTGTGGCTCTTTATCATATCAGCGACCAGTCGTCTCGCCCCGGAGGCTTAATCCAACCGAGGAATAAACGCTAATGCCTGAAATCTTCACCTGGAAACCTCAGCGCGGCTATAGCGCCGAACGTACCCCGAACGTGGCCGTCGTGAAACTCGGAGATGGCTACGAGCAGCGCCAGACCAAAGGCATCAACCCGCTGATGTCAAAATACTCGCTGACGTTTCGCGGCGTTAACGGGCCGTGCCGTGTGAACCCGGCGAAACAGGCCGAGGCGTTTCTGAAAGCACGCATGGCGGTGGAGTCTTTCTACTGGACGCCATCGGATACGGGGGTGCAGGCGCTGTTCGTCTGTCGCTCATGGAGCATGACAAAAACCGGGCCGCTGTACGAACTGACGGCCACATTTGAACAGGTACCACGATAAAGCCGAAAGGCGGGAGTTAAAAATGCAAGTTACGATAGCCGATAATGGAAAAACTATTTGGATGCGTAATGAAGATGCGCAAGAAGGGATTGCATCACTTAGTTACTTAAAGGACGGCACACAACATAAAATTATTGCCGCCCTTGAGAATGCTCTTGTTCAAGCGAAAGGGCAGATGCAATTAGCCGATGACGTTAATTGAATAACGAATATTAGCCTGATGCCCTGCTGGTAATGCTAAAACGACATTCCAGTTACCAGAGTGTGGAACTGTAATGTTTGCGGGAAAGCGTTTGTAAAAACCACCATAATGCTTGTAGCTTCTACCATTTTTAAAATTACTGTAATTGCTATCGTCCATTACAATTACATTGATTTGGTGAGAGCACTCAACTGAAACCGTACTCCCCCCTTCAATGTATTCCCTGCTGTGTATATGTGACATTTCTTTTCCTTAATCAGAGGTAATCAGCCATCCCTCTTCTCGGAGTGTGCCAGCGTCCCACCGCTGACGGGCTGAACCCACAACATAACCAGGGATAGCGATATATCCCATCCTGATATTCGAACAGTAGCCACCTCCGGGTGGCTTTTTTATGGGAGATTTTCGTGCGCGACATACCACCAGAGCTAATTATCGAAAGTGTCGATGCAGGAGTCGGCGCATTTATTGATCTCTTTGAAGTTGATCTCCGGCCGTACGGCGGCGATGTTGTGCGATTCCACTCCGGCACCAACGGTTTTTACAACAACGTCATCTGGCGCGGTAACGCCTATCCCGCTTATCCCATCGCTGTCGAAGGCTTCGAGAGCCGGAATGAAGGTACCTATGCGCGCCCGGTTATGGCTGTCGCGAACGTCACGGGTATGATTTTTGGGATGAACCATGATTTCGATGATCTGCTGGGTGTAGTTGTCACGCGCCGCCAGGTGCCGGTGAAGTATCTTGATGCGGTTAACTTCCCCAACGGTAACCCGGATGCGGATCCTACTGTGGAGGCAGTGTCCCGTTACGTTGTCGAGGAGATGACAGAGGAAACCTCAGAGCAGGTGACTTATTCCCTCGCAACGCCGGTGGACTGCGACAACGCCATTATTCCGGCGCGGACTATCCTGGCGGATGTCTGCCAGTGGGTTTATCGCGGCACCGGCTGCAATTACGACGGACCGCCGGTCGCCGATGAACGGGACAACCCGACCAGCAACCCTGCGCTGGACAAATGTTCTCACCGCCGCACAGGTTGCCGCTTCCGGTACCCGCGACCGTACCCCATGCCAATCAGCAGTTTCCCCGGTTCACAGAAGGTTTCCTGATGCAGGAATTACTCGAGTATGCGGCCTCGTCGCAGGATGAAGTGTGCGCACTGATAATCAACGATACCCGCATCTACCCGTGCCGTAACGTCCATCCCGATCCGGCTCACCATTTCCGCATCAGCGATGATGACTGGCTGGCAGCGGAGGAGGCGGGAGAAGTCACGGCGGTATTTCACTCACATCCGCAGGCGGTACCGGTGCTGTCAGGTGCTGATCGTGCTATGCAGGTTATGACAGGCCTGCCCTGGTGGCTGGCGTGTAACGGCGAGCTGCGAAAGTTCCGCCCGGTAGCGCACCTGCTGGGCCGGAGGTTCGAGCATGGGGTGACGGACTGCTACACGCTGTTTCGCGATGCGTATCATCTGTGTGGCATTGACCTGCCGGATTTCGCCCGGACAGAAGGCTGGTGGCTGCGCGGAGAGAATCTCTATCTCAGGAACATGGCGGCCAACGGTTTCTGTCAGGTTTCTGCCAGCGAGGCCGTACCTGGCGATGTGATTATTCGCCAGCCCTTCCCGGGAGCCGACCCGTGCCATGCGATGATCCTGCTGGACGATAACATGGTGCTTCACCACGACCACGCAGGGCACCTCAGCAGGCGTGAACCCTTCCGCATGGCTTACATGAAACAAACCCATTCCATCTGGAGGCATCACCGGTGCTCATCTTTAGATTTGCGGGGCATTTCCGCAGACATTTCCGCCAGGTCACATTAAACGTCGATACCCCCGCACAGGGGCTGAGGTTACTGCTGGCCCAGTGCCCGGAATTCAAAAAAGACTTTCTGAAATCGCGGGTGCGCGTCCGGATTGCAGGTGAAGACGTTGCAGCAGACGCGATGCGCTGGCACCTGGACAGGCGTCTGGCTGATGGTTCCAGTGTGCTTTTTGTGCCGGTGGTTGAGGGGGCAATTACCGCAGCCGCCGCCGCGTGGATCGCTGTGGCGGTAAGTGTGGCCTCCATTGCCTACAGCGTTTACATGTCCCGCAACATGAAAACCAAAACATCAGCCGAGGCGGCAGAAAACAACACAATCACCAACAACTCTTTCACCAGTGCGGAGAACCGCGCCGGACAGGGGCGTCCAGTGCCAATCCTGCTGGGCGAGATGGTGTGTGGCTCTAACGTTATTTCCCTCGGTATTGACACCACAAATAACCAGGACTGGACAGAATCAATAAGTTAAGGTGGCATTATGTCTTCAGGCGGCGGCAAGGCCAGCACTCCCAGGCTTCTCGACGATAACCTCAAATCTAAACAGTTTTACCGCGTACTGGATCTGATCAGTGAAGGCCCGATTTACGGACCGGTTGACCAGTCACACCTTTCTTCGTTCATGCTGAATAAAACGCCCATCACGGATCATGCCGGTAACGTCAGTGTGAACGGTGTGAGCGTGGCCTGGCGACCCGGCTCGGAATTCCAGAGCCCCATCAACGGTTTTTCCGCCATCGAGGCGACCAGCATCGTTAATACAGAGGTGACTTTCAACACGCCACTGGTCCGCACAGTCTCCGATCAGGATGTCACACGCGTGAGGCTGAATATCGGCGTGACGGGGCTGGTCGAGCAGGATACAAAAGGGAACCAGAAGGAAACCTCTGTGACGATGGTGATCGAAACCCGCGTTGCCGGCGGGGCGTTCATTCAGCAAAAAGTGGTTACTATCACCGGGAAAATATCTGGCGAATATCTGGAGGCGCACGTCATCGAGGCACCAGCAACGAAACCCTTCGATATCCGCGTTCGCCGCATCACGCCTGACAGCAACAGCGACCTGCTGTCCAACGGTACTATCTGGAACAGCTACAGCCAGATTACTGACGACAACCTGAACTACCCGTTTTCGGCTATTGCCGGAGCAGTGATTGACCGTGACCAGTACAGGGACACCCCGGCCCGTACCTATCACCTGCGCGGCCTGATTGTCGATGTGCCGGATAACTACGACCCGATTGCGCGTACGTATACCGGATTGTGGCTCGGGGGATTTAAGAAAGCATGGACGAATAATCCGGCCTGGCTCTTTCGCGAGCTGGTGAAAAATACGCGATTTGGCCTGGCCCGGCGCGCGGGTTATATCGATGTCGACGACGGCGCGCTTTATATCCTGTCACAGTACTGTGATCAGCTGGTAAACGACGGCTATGGCGGGAAAGAGCCCCGCATGACGCTGAACGCCTATATTACCGAGCAGGCCAGCGCCCGCGATATCCTGGATAAAATCGCCGGGATGTTCCGGGGCATCGCCCTCTGGGATGGCCTGCGCCTCACGGTCATGCTGGACACGCCTCAGGATCCGGTTGCCGCCATTACCAATGCGAATGTTGTAGACGGGAAATTCAGCCGCAGCTCGGTTAAACGGGCCGAAAAATACAATGCGGTGGTGGTGTCCTGGACTGACCCGGATAACGGCTGGGAGCAGGTAAAGGAATATGTTTCCGACGATGCCATGATCGCGCGCAGTGGAACCTACAACGAGACAACGCTTGAGGCGTTCGGCTGCACTTCACGCGGGCAGGCCTGGCGAGCCGGTAAATGGTTGCTGGAAACCGCAAAACGGGAGAGCAGCCGGTTAACTTTCCAGATGGCCCGGGATGCAGTCGCCTTCACACCGGGTGACGTCGTGGAAATCATGGATAACGACTATGCCGGGACACGTCTGGGTGGGCGTATTGTCTCGCACTCCGGCGCGAATATTACCGTAGATGCGGACGTCTCCGGTCTGGTTGCGCCAGGCGACAACATGTCACTTATGGGCAGCAATGGTAAGTTTGTGAAATACCCAATTGCCAGCGTATCCGGGCGCGTCATTACTTTGCGCAGCGCTCCCGCCTGGGTGCGTGACGGGACTGTTTTTGCTATTTCAGTCAGTGAACTGTCCGTTCGTCTTTTCCGTATCCTGAGTATTTCTGAAACAGAAAATAACTCGGTTTACAGCATTACGGCGGGCCAGCACGACCCGAACAAACAGGCCATTGTGGATGAGGGCGCTGTTTTTGAAATGCCCACCGACACCCTGAATGGCTACCGGGTACCGAACATTGAGAACCTTCGCATTCTGAACACCAACAGCGAAACCGTGCAGGTAACGGCGACATGGGAAACCGCCACCACTACAAAAAAGCTGGTGTTCGAACTGTATGTCTATAACGAAAGCGGGGCGGTTGTTGCACAGTATGAAACCGACCAGTTTCGCTACGACTTCTACGGACTTAATGCCGGGAATTACATGCTTGGGGTACGTGGCCGCAACGAGAACGGCATGAAGGGTGCTGAAACCCAGGTGAACCTGATTATCGGGGCGCCACTGGCACCGTCATCCGTTATCTGGACGCCTGGTCTTTTCTCAGCAGATATCGTCCCGGTTATGCGTGTGACTGCCACTTCAGACACCACCTTTGAATTCTGGTACAGCGGTGAAAATCGTGTTCTTAACCCGGCGTTGATTGAAGACCAGACGCAGTTTCTCGGGCGATCAAGCCAGTGGAATCTTCACGGACTGAAAGCGGATACCACGTATTACATGTACGTGCGGACGCGTAACGCGTTCGGCGTGTCGGGTTTTGTTGAGGCATCAGGCAAGGCGTCGTCAGATATCCCTGGCATGATCGATTACATCGAAGAAGCGGTGCGCGATTCAGAGGCATTTAAGAACGTTCAGGCCGGGATAGATTACAGCCTGGAAGCGACAATGCAGAACACGCTGGCCCAGGTGGAAGGGGCGCAGATCCAGTATGAACAGGTGGGACTGGCGCGTGCTGAAATCTCGCAGGCCAGGATTACTATTGCCGATAACGAACGGGCTTTTGCACAGTACCAGGAGCTTGTGGCTGTTCAGTTTGGCGATGCTGCTGCGGAAATCAACGAGGTTAAAACCGCCCAGGTAACTGCCGATGAGGCGTTCGCTGAGTACCGGCTGTCAGTGGCGGCCGACTTTAACGGTGTTAAAAGCAGCATTACAACCATTCAGGAGGCGCAGTCTTCAGCCGAGCAGGCCTTTGCGCAATACCAGACGCAGGTAGCAACCCAGCTCGGAAACCAGCAGGCAGCCATCAACCAGAAACTGACTTCTGTAATTACCGATAACGGTACCGCAAAGGTTTCATACACCCTGAATCTTGGCGTGCGGCGTGGCGAGCAGCTCTATAACACGGGCTTCGGAATGTCACTCGAGCCAAACGGCAGTGGAGGGTATAAATCGACTGTTGTTTTTGCTGCTGACCAGTTCGGTATCTATTCCGGCAGCGATCCGGGCAGTTATGAAGCCGCGTTCTTTGTCTTCAACGGTCAGGTGTTTTTACGTTCCGCGTTTATCCAGAATGCCAGCATCGATAACGCCAAAATCGGGCAGTACATACAGTCGACGAACTGGGATGGTACCGGCAATGTGGGCTGGCACATTAACAAAAGCGGGTTTGCGTGGTTCACCGGCGTAACCGTCAGGGGAACCGTGTATGCCGAATCCGGCTCCTTCAGGGGCACGGTTTATGCGACTGATGGTGAGTTCAGAGGCACTGTATACGCCAGCGGTGGCAAATTTACAGGGACAGTGGAAGCGTCCAGCTTTATCGGCGACGTGGCCAACGGCATGGTATTTGATGATGCGCCGAACGGTTATGTTCGGTCCTTCCAGTATGTTGACAGCGCAACATTCAACCTCGCAAAACAGGTGGTTGTAATGATGAACGTCAGGGTTCAGGGAGCTAACAGCGGCTCTGTCGGGGCGATTGCCACCATAACGATAAATGGTGTCGCAAGGTCGTTTAACTTTAACACCCCTGGTTCCGGGGTGTTTTCGGCAACGGTCATGCACAGCGTGCGCACCTCCGAACGGTTAATCAACGTGTCATGCGTAGTGAACGCAGATCAGCAACTCCCGGGCGCAGGTGCGTCGATATCCTCACCCACCATGCTCATACTGCGCGGCTCCGGCTCATTCGCGCAAACAGCTTAAACTTACCCGCTCCGGCGGGTTTTTTATTGCCTGTAATCAGGAGACATTATGTCCGCAGGAACTCTTAAACTTACCAGTAACTCCACGGCGGTTGTTGGTACCAGTACGTTATTCACCACGGATTTAAAACCGGGCGATTTCATTACCGCGACAATCGGCGGCGTGTTGTACACCCTTCCGGTTGATACCGTCACAAGTAATACAGCCGCTACTCTGGTCAGCCCGTTCACCGGACCAACCACCACGGGTGCAGCCTGGGCAGCGGTGCCCCGTAAGGTGCTCAGTCAGGTCACGGCTGACCTGGTGGCGCAGACGACTGCTGCAATGCGCGGGATGAATAATGACAAAGCTAACTGGCAATCATTTTATTCTGCTGCCGGAGATATCAACATCACCCTGCCGGACGGCACAAAGGTTCCGGGTCCGTCATGGGCAAAAATGGCCGGGCTGGTCAGTTCCTCTCAGCAGTGGCGCGGAAACCTGCCCGCTGCAGCAAACCTGAATGCATACGGACCGACGCCCGACTTTACCGGGATCTGGAACCGCTCATCAAACACCAACACCACTGCCGCATACGGGTTCCCGGAGGACAACGGACAGGGGATTCTGGAAGTGTTTGCCGGCGGACGCTACGGAGGTATGCAGCGCTATACGGTATCGATGAACGGCAACGTTTATGTCCGCTCTCTCACTGCATCATGGAACGGGGTGGACGGGCCATGGGGTGACTGGAGCCTCGTCGGTGTGAATTCGCGCCCCGGATATTATGAGGGTGATTTAAATGCCCTGGTTACCCCCGGCACCTGGTCCATTACTGGTGTCGCTACAAACGGCCCTGTGGCATCCGGGCTGACAGGTATCTGTGAAGTGCTGTTGCGGAGCGGCGCTAATTCTATGGTGCAGCGATTCACCGCCATCGTATCGGGTGCTGCGTTTATCAACCGCACCTGGCAGCGGACGCTATCCGGGACCACCTGGTCGCCCTGGGAACAGCTGGGGGCAAAGGTGGTAGGGGATTTAGGGATGGGTTGGTCTGCAATAACCACCCTCAGCTCGTTTGACTGGCAACAATTCGATGCGTTGTCCGGACAGATTTGCCGCGTGGCGATCGAAAACATGGCCAACCTTCCGCCGGGTATCACTTTTACAAACGGTACGGGTGTGTACGTGCTGGTAAACGGTACATCATCAGGCGGGACAAGGTTCAGCCTGGAAATTATTCCGGACACCGCGACCGATTCTAATTACAAGATTTACAAAGTGTTGGTCGTGGGTGCCAAAGGTGCCCGAACGTTCAGCGTCCGTCAGGTGTTCACCAATACCGACGTGGTTCCGGTAGAGAATGGCGGCACAGGAGGGAAAACAGTAGCTGAGGCTATCGAAAACCTTGGTTTTAGCACATTAACGACAACCTCATATCCGTCCCGAATCTCGTTACTGGGATGGAAAATTATGTTCGGGATTGCCGTGGCATCCAGCACGCCTGGAGCAGCAAAAGCCATCACGTTTCCTGAAGCTTTTAAAGCAGAGGCACCGGTACTGATTTTGTCGCCAAATAACGCGTCCACAGCAGCAACTGTGGCCTGGTATGACAGTCAGACCAAGACGGGATTTAACCTGCGCTGCAACGCGGTTGTCTCATGTACCTGGATCGCAATTGGTTAAGGGGAATATATGTACGCAAAATGGGTAGGAACTGATGGCCGCTTTGCTTTCAGCGGCACAGATAATGGCGGTGTTGAGATATCGGAGGCTGATTATTCAGCGCTTTTTGCCGCACAGCAGGCTGGGAAAGTTATTGCTAATGACGGCCAGGGTAATCCGGTAGCAATAGATGAACCCGCGCCAACTGAGGCTGAATTGCAAAGCGCAGCCGTATATCAGAAACAGCGGCTGCTGGATTCAGCACTGCAAGTAACGAGCATCTGGCAGTCCGAGTTACTGCTTGGCGTCATCAGTGACACTGATAAAGCGTCGTTGACAGCCTGGATTGCATACGTCAAAGCGGTGCAGGCAGTCGATACAACAAAACTGCCCGTCACCTGGCCTACGCAGCCGGTACAGTAGGCCAGGCAATATTCGGCGCAGTGCTGATATCAAGGGCCGTCACTGCGTCGATGTAATCCAGCGTGATGTCTAGCCTGAGCTGCTCCGCATCTGTTAGCGCTCTTCCTGCCCGCAGTTTCAGGCTGATGACAGAAATAGACTTGAGCGCCTCATCAATTCTGTTCTGTTTTTCCTGCTCAGCAGCATCGACACATCGTCACCAATGGGCCGTTTTTTCTTTCATGTCATGGGCGCGCTGGCGGAAATGGAAAGAGAACTGATTGTTGAGCGAACCAGGGCGGGATTAACCGCTGCACGCGCTGAGGGAAGAATTGGGGGGGAGAAGACCAAAACTCACAGACGGTCAATGGGCACAAATTGGCAGGATGATTGCCGCAGGGCACTCAAGAAAAGAACTGGCTATTATTTTCGATATAGGAGTCTCCACGATTTATAAGTATTACCCGAAAGTAAATCTAGTCATGCGAGAATAAAAAAAGCGCCTCAAGGAAGCGCAGCAGCGCTAATTGATAGGTGCACCCGCATTGATCTCCTCTAGGTTAAAAACTACTGTATGTGTATACAGTACAAATCGGAAGGAGGTCACATGAGCGGTTTCCCGTCCCCGGCTACAGACTATGTTGAGTCACGGTTAACGCCGGAATCGATATGCGGTATTAATGCGAACAGTCTCGTTATTGAGACATCATCTGGCTATGCAGTTGTTGAAAAGGGTTCGCGGCCAAAAGCGGGCGAGTACGTCCTGGTCAGTTGGCTCGGCCGGAACTATTTCGCCAGGCCGGCGGGTAAATCTCTTATTACGGAAGATGGAGAGGCGATAGAGGGGGAAGCTCTTGATGATGTGGAAGTGATAGGCGTGGTGACGTGGCTGGTCAACCGGACGAGGGATGATGAGGCTCCGGTGATGTGATCAATACGCGTGGCGGCGAAACTGCTAATGTTTATCCTGTGGGCATAATCGCGTTAGAATGAACAGGTTGGAGTCCGCTTTAATGCCCAATATAAGGGCAGCGAAATTAAAACAGGATAACTAACAGGACAATAAAAACGACTCGGTGAGTCATGTATTAATAAAATCAGGCGGTTATGGTTTAAATGCGGATATTGCTGAGTAACGATGATGGAATTCATGCGCCGG